TCCTCCTCCAATAATTAAAGATGATTGATTTGTAAAATCAACCTGTATAGTTAAACCTGATGTTATTAAACTCATTTGTTCGCTTCTTTCATTTGTTTTTCTTTTTCCTTATTGAGATCCATAAGGAAAGAAAGATGATTAAGGGCAGCCATAAGGGGGATGTTAGTAACATGATCAACTTGCCAAACTTTGTTTTCTGCAAGGAAACTAATCGCTGCATACCAATTCCAAAACCCGACAAAACTATTCTCAACCTCATCATCTGCCACATTACCGGACTCTTCGAATAAAGATCCGAAAGAGTTTGTAACGCCCTTCCTGAATTCAACAAAAAAAAAACTGCTGATTCTAAATATTTAATTTTGAGATCAGAGAATTCTTCTATTCTTTTTTTGAAATCTGATTCAGAATATTTTGTTCCTTCCTCTATGTATAAATAGGCTGCAAGTTCATTTAAGTTTGCTATTCTGTACCCCTCATCTTTGTTAAGGAATGTGTCGATGTCCACGAACTGACCAAATGAAATTTTGTTTACATCAACTAATGTATATTTTATTCCTTTGTGTTCAATGTTTTTGTATAGTTCCTTCTGTTCTTGGTTGATGAATTTATACAACTCACTACCAACTCTTCTTATTGTTGCTGCATCTGATTCAAGTATGATGGATTCTTTTAATCCTGTAACCTTTGAGATCATTCTTACAAACATTTCTTGTTCGTCAAGGATGTCTTTTAGTTTCATTATTTCAACCCACATTGAGATCGTAGGTTCTTTAACCTCATACTTCTTTCCATTGTAATCAATATACTGATTCATATTCTTAAATATTATTTTTAGTAGACATAAACTTGTGTGTTTCTTGCCATCTTCATTTCCAACACATACCTTATACCATCAATGATGTGGTTGTTGTTGTCGATCGGCTCATCAAGGTTATTGTTATTCTTGTCAACCTTCCAAACATACTGTTGTAGTTCTGATTGTAAATTCTTTGATTCTTGGTGGACATAAAAGTTAGATCTCTTAATTAGATCTATTCCATGTAATATACTTTGTTTCTTTACTGGTTTTGCATTGATCCCATTTCTCTTTAACTCTTCTATTGCTGCTGGATTTGCAGAATCACAAATGTAGTCATCATATAAGTTGAGACCCAAGTCTTTGATCTTATAAACGAAGTCAGGGATCGTTACATTTTTGAGGTATAATAATTCCTCACAGAATATGTCATCATTTAATTTGTGGACCTTAACCAGTGTTGATGGATCTGAATAACCCCAGTCAATTCCATACCCTAATAACTTTGCACCATCAGGTAGTTTGTCATATGTCTTTTGATGTGAGAATACAACTCTTGTGGGGGTTCCTCTTTGACCAAGACCAAACACTCTCCATAAGTTTGGGTCTCTGTCTTTTAGTTTCTCGATCTCATCGATCTGTTGTTGTGGTAGGAATGGATTGTTCTTGTATGTTACAACTGAATAGAAGGTGTCTGGTTGACCTTCCATGTCGTAGAGGTAAGAGTTCCATAAAGATGGATTGAAGTCAAGGATCATTCTCTCTGATGTTCTTAATGACAATTGAACGAACTCATCATAAGTTATTTCTGTTGCTTCATTTACAAAACATACATCTCTCTTCCTTCCCCTGATTTTTTCCTCGCTGTCCAACGAGAACCATTCAATGATGTTGGTCCCTATTTGGTAATAACCATCGACAGAATGCCAGTCTTCTTCTTTGTAAATTTCAAGTAATAACAGGATCTCTTTTAGATCTCTCAATACAGATCCTTTGAGTGCTGGTAATGTCTTTCTTACAATGGAATAAGTTTTGTTGTCCTCATTGAGAATATTAATTACGAGCCACAGAATGATGTTCCATGTTTTTCCCGCACGACTCGATCCCTGAAAAATGTAGTTTCTATAATTGGGATTCAATAGATCCTCAAATACTTTTGTTGTCTGAATCTTCAAGTTTACTTATTCATTATTTTTTTTGCCACATCGTAATATGGTTTATGAATTTCTGATCCGATCCAATTTCTATTTAATTCTTGTGCAACTCTTGTTGTTGTTGCTGATCCTAAAAATGGATCATAGACAATGTCCCCTTCGTTTGTCCAACTTATAATATGTCTTCTGGCAATTTCATCAGTCATGATTGCTGGATGTTCTCTTATGTCCAATGTTTTCTTATATGATTTATTAGCACCATTTGCAATGTGCCACACATTGTCATCCAATCCATATTCTTTGATCGGTACTCCATTAAAACCATCCACAAATTCACCATTATGATTTCTAAATCTTCTTGAATTTCTAACTGCTCCTGCTGTTTTATTCTTTTTTAATATTGGATTGAATGTTGTTGGTTTTCCTTTTGAGAATATAAACATATTTTCCCAAACATTTCTATACCTGTATACAGATGGGAATGGTGTACCTGTCTTATACCATATTAAATGATCATGTAGTAATAACCCCAAGTCCATAAAATATAATGCTTGTCTCATAGAATTACCAGTCCTTGATCCTTTGATTGTTTGATCTGCAACATTCCACATAATAACTCCACCAGGTTTTAATACTCTTTGTAGTTCTTGTGCAATCTCTTCGAATTCAAATGAGAATCCTGTGTCGTTTAATCTTTGATGGTATGTTTTATTACCTCCATACTTTCTCATCGCATCATAAGGTGGGGATGTTAATACCAAATCCAAATAATCATTTGGCATTCTTCTCATTGTTTCCAAACAATCTTCATTGAATATGTTATTGATCATTCTTTTTTTCTTGTGCTTCTTTTAGGAGTCTGTTAAACTCTGCTGTTATTTTCTTTGCCTGACCTTTCAGTCTTTCATTTCTGGCTTTGACTTTCTTCCTGTGTTCTTTTTCTTTCTTTCCCATATAGTGGTTTTTTTGATCTTACATACTTCATGAATTCCAAATTCTTCTCTTGTCTGATCGCATGATTGAATATGTCTGTGGCTATTCTGTTCATCTCTTTTGCTGCATCAACTCTGTTTAGTTCCTTAATACCAAAGAATGTGATTTCAAGGGTAAAGAAACACTCACCAGTCCACGCAAATGAATCTTTGATCATTGGATCTATTAAAAACTTTGAATGGAAATTTGACCCCTTTAAAGAAGAATTAATAACTTGTTTAACTCTATGAACAAAGTTCCTTGATGCAATCTTATTGTTGTCAATTTGTGAGTTCATAAATCCTTTGATTTGCAAGTAACAACTCTTCATGTCTTTTCTGTTTGCTGCTCCTGCTGAACATTGTAGTTCATCAAATGTTCTCATCTTAAATGTTATTGGATTCCCCTTTATAATATTACTTCTCGTCATCAAGTTTGTTTTTAATTATTTCTATTTCAATTTTCTTTGGTGAGTCAATCTTTTCTCCACCTGATGTTATGTCAACTTTCTTTTCAACATTCCACTGATCCTTAAATTTGTTTCTCATTATTAGGGACCACAGGTTTGAGTTTAGATCTTTTGACTTACCATCTTTGAATCCTTTTCTTGGAATGGATGCCCACCATGTGTGACTTAATTGTCTCATCTCATTGATGGTCTTTGAAAAATACTCATTTTCTTCGACCCATTGGTAGAATAACTGTGATCCTATTCCCAAGTAAACGATCGCATCGATGTCAAACATTCCTTCTGATCCCATTTCAATCAGTTTTGTTTCCCATCCTTCTGGTAGATCATTCAGGGTTTTCTTCGGTCTCCCTATTGGATTTTTCCCAATCTTCATATGTCTTTAATTTTCTGTCTAAATGCTCAATTCTATTTTTTAATCTGATCCAACATTCAGCACAATTGATTGAAAGTTGTTCAGGGAATTGAGAGTTATGGAAATTTACAACCCACTTTTTTTCTGTGAGTGTTTGATTCCTTGAAATGAAATAATCCATACATCGGTTTATTTCTTCTCTTGTGTAGTTCGGCTTTGTTGGATTAGTTAATGTAACAGATCCGTCATCGTTCTGAATTACTTGTGGTCTTGGTTCCACCTTTTGTTTTTGTTTACAGCCACATCCCATTGTTAATTTTTTTTATAATGTTCATTTCTAATTCTTCTTAATTCTCTCCTGTACTTGTTGATGTCCCTACTTACTGAATTAAGTGGTATTGTTGTTCTCTTTGAGAGTTTTGTTATTGATGCTCCCTCCTCTAAATATAGTTCGAATAGTCTGGCGTAATACCACCATTCTCCTTTCTTATGAAAGGTAATCATTTTATTCACCCAATCAAGATTGATTTCAGATTCTTCATATTCCTGTTCTTTGATGTTTGTATTGTTGAACTCTGTGAACTTAAACTTATTGTATTCGACATAATACTTTGATGTTTTTGAGTGTGCATTGTTTCTCACTATACGAGCGAAAAAAAACAACCTCTCTTTGTCACCGATCATGGGAGCGTTACGGTTTAGGAGAAGTTGCTCTATGCAAGAATGCAATAAATCATCAACATCTTGTTGCTTTGTTATTTTTTGACAAATCAGTTTTAGTTCGGAATAGTTTTCCGTAATCCATTGATTCAATTTTATTCGGGTTTAATACCTTTATACAAAACTCTGTTGAAGAATTGTTTGTCAGCGTTCCAATAGTTTAATACTCTTTGGAATATACCTTTCTTTACTAACTTGGCTACATGATCCCTTATACTAAAAGGACTTATGTTTGTTTGTTTTGAAATCTCATTGTTTGTCATCAGTGAATAATTCCTGTCATGATTTTTCATGTCAGCGATTATTAGATCATAGATTTCTTGTTGTACTGGATTTAATTTCATTGTAATTCTTTTTTATTAAATATAAGTGTAGGATGGTATAGTGTAAATATATTCAATAAAAAAACCTCACCATTTCTGGTGAGGCTCATATTAAAACAACAAGTAGTTATTTTTCAGTAAAACAATCGTGTGTAGTAAAATCTCTTGACAATGCAACTCCTACGATTGAGAAGTAAGTTTTTTCATCACCAACCCAATCAACGAATGCCACTTCCTTTTCATCGAAGTTGATTACGAGTTGTGATCCGTCATTTAATACCCAATCAACAAGATTACCTTGTGTGGTTGCAATTGATTCATTCAAGAATACAGAGACCATTGAGATCATCCATACATCCAATTTGTTATTCTTTTTCATAGTTGTTATTTTTTACAAAGGTAATGAATTTTCTGATTCCAACATCAAATCTTGAATTTTTATTTTTACAATAGATTCGATGATTGATGTGTAAAGACTGGCTTCACTTGAATTTAAACCATGAAGCATTGTATTTGAACCATAGAAATCATTACATGAATCGTACTGATCAAATATTTTTTCTACAATTTCATCCATACAATCTTCTGTAAGGAAATCACCATAATCATGGCATAATGATTCTGTAATTGAAACGATGTCTTCGAGTGTTAGTTGTTTGATGTTCATATTGTTTGTTGTTTAGAGAACAAAATTACGAAACCTTTTTCTTTCCACCAAATCTTTTTTTTAATTCTTTTATTGTTCTTTTCATAATGTCACATCTCTCGAACTCATCATCCATTTCTGCCTGTTTAATACTGTCTTTAAGGATCGATGAATACATATGGATCATACGGGGTTCAATATTCAAATTAACCTCGTAATACCCCAATACAATCTCAACAATCTCATTCTTGTCATCTTCACTCAAAGAAAAATAATCACTAACCTGCATGTCATATTTCTCTTCCAATAATTCCCTGAATCTGTCTGGTGTTTTTTTCATATTACATTTTTTCTCTTTCCAATTCTTCATCTGTTAAAATTGATTTAGCGTCATTGTTGGATGTTAGGGACGCCATAGTATTCTTCAAGTGGATTAAATATAAGTCGTGAATCCTCGCTCGTTGAAGTGAGTTCATTGTGCTTTCTGTTCCCTTGTTCCAATCTGTATTGAATATTAAATTCATCTCTGAATCTGTAATCTGGTTCTTCATCTTTGAATATTTTAAATTTGTGTTTGAATTTGTCTCTTGGAATCAAATAACCTTTTGACAATTTGTCATCTCCTCCTTCTTTCTCTTCGAATCTTTTTTGACTGTGTGAATTCTCTTCGATTATTTCTCTTAATTCTTTCGTTGGAATAATCCAAATCTCATCCATCAATGTTAAAATAATAACCCAATAGTCAGCAAGTGTTGTTCTTATACCAGAATTCTTTCCCTTACTTTCGAATTCAATAAACAATGTATTGTATGGATCAGGTGGTACTGTAATATTTCTATAATGTCTTTCATCATGAGAAAAGAAATCACCTTTTATTTCAAATGTAATCCATTCTTCATTTTTAATTATTGAAAGATCAAACCATCCATCTTGCCTAAATGTAACCTCTTTTATATTTTTACTATTTCTTAATAACCAATTAGCAAATCTTAATTCTTGCTTATTGCCTTTCTTTAAATCTTTAATGAATTTATTCATATTATTTCTTATTTATACTGGTTCTTTATACTAAATCAAGGTCAGAGAGTTTACCCCCCCTTTCCCCCCCATTAATGAAAATGAGAAGTGAAAGGAGGATCAAGGACACACTGTTGTTTGGTTTACCCCCCAATCATCCAACAGAGCAGGGATTTAAAATAAATCTCTAAACTTGTATAATAATAAATACTTCCTAAACATAAAAAAGTTAAAAGACTTTTCCAAATTTTTTAACTATTTATTTTAAGACGATTTAAGACAATATTTTTTTAATTATGAGTAGACCTTTCATAGAAAGAAAAAGTCCCACTGGTGAAGACGGCATGAGGGAATGCAGGGGATGTAACAAGAGGAAGACACTAAACTTTTTTTATAAGTCAGGAAATTATGTGGATGGGTATTCTTACTTGTGCAGAAGATGTTTCACTGACAGGAAAAATGGTGTTAAGGAATTTAAATTACCAAAGAAGGAAAACATCAAATCAACCAAAGATGACATGGCTAAAATGACCGTATGTTCCAAACAGGACTACATGGACATGTATACATTCTTTGAGAAGATTGGTTATGACATTACAAAAAACATCTCACAACAATTCTGTGAGAAACATGATCTCAAATACAGAGACAGAAGACAACAAGACATTTCATTATACACACATGATGGCAAAAAAAATCCCCTCCATAGAAGTATGAAGGGGAAACTATAAATGGAAAAGAAAGAGAGTTAGTAATTACCACTGACAGTTGCGATCACATAACCACCACTACTGGTTTGAGATGCAACAACCCTATTATTTTTGAAGATCTTAACAGTAACAGTTCCCTGTGAACTTCTATTCTGTGCAGAAATATACAACCATCTTCCTGATCCACCTGACCAAGTATATTTCCAACCATTACCAACATTTGCATATTGGACAGTTCCTTTGGGAGCACCTTCCAATGTTACAGAATATTGACCTCCTGTCCCCGTAACTTCATAATAGAATTGTGCGGGACCTAATAGTTCACCCTTTGAACAAGATGTAAATGTGAGAGTAACCAATGCGATTAACGCGAATAAGACTTTTTTCATAGTTGTTGTTTTTTAATTGTTGAACGAAGGTATGTTATTATTTTCAATTGTTGAAATAAATTTTTCAATTTTTTTATTAATACTCTTTTTTGATTCACCATTCATGTGTAAAAAAGTACACAACGCAGAGATCGCATTCTTCCAACTTTTGATTGGGATTTCAGTTATTACATCTTCACCTTTGTTTGGAAGCCAATACTGTGCCTTCAAACCCGTGTTGTCAGGGTTATAGAATAATAAATTTAATTCCGATCCTTTGATTTGCATTCCGTCTAAAATTTCAAGATTTGTCATAGTGTTTTAATTTTTACAAAGGTAAGGATTATTCTGACACGAATTCATATTCGTAAGAAATTATTTTTAGATCATCACGATCTTCTGATTCATTACAATCATCTTCTTGTTGTTCAATTTGACCTTGAACATCACAGTCATCCTCATCATCATAAGGACCAATTTCGAACCATTCATTTACATAGGTGGTGTCATTCCACTTGATGTTGAAAACTCTTAATACTTTTTCCATAGTTGTTGTTTTTTAATTTTTACAAAGGTAAGGAATTATTTTTGATTTACTTGATCATATTTCTCAATGAATGGATTTGCAACTTTTTTAATAAAAATTACTCTGATTTTTTCCAATTCAGAATCAGAGACCTTTCCATCGACCCACAAAGAAAGAGTCGTCATGGATGTCTCATCGATCACTTTGAGCAATTGTTGATCTTTTGTAGAATCACCAATCAAAGTAAAAGTTAAACCAGTTCTTAACAGGGTGTCTTTCACTTTCTCGATGTCACTTAACATTTTTTTCATAGTAGGGTATTGGTCATTGTAGTTGTCCTTAAAAAACCCTCTGAATTTTCCTTGTAGAGATTGTAACTTTTGTAGTCTTTGTAGTTTTTTCATATTGTTTGTTGTTTAGAGAACAAAGGTACGGGCAAAAAAAATGACCACCAAATTTATTTTGATGATCATTCTTTTAAACAAATAAATAAACCCTATTCATATATGTCCAAATCTAATATATGTTTTCCGATCAATACAACCTCATCACCAAGTGGAGTTGGAACCTCCATGATTTTGGGGTTTAAAAAGATCCCTGCATATACTGTGATCGGGGACACACCGAATCCATTCTTGGAACCATCCATCAAGATCTCCTCCAAATTTCCGTTCCTAACAGCAACTCCATACAACTCAATGTCCCATATTACAAACACCTCCTGTTGATTAGGCATTATAAATGTCAGAACTACCTCATATTTTTTTTCCATACTTCTTGCTTAAATATTGTTTCATGGTTTCCATTCTTTCTTTAACCTCTTTGGTTGGTCCCAATTGACAGAATTGTACCAATACATCTGTGACCAAACAGATGTCCAATAGATCAGGTCTAATTTGATGATCAACGAACCATTGTCTTGAAAGGTGCGATTGATTTTGCCATACGATTTGTTCTTCTTTCGTTCTCATAATTAATTGTTTTGTGCAAAGTTATTAAATCCTTGTGAATCAGCCAACATCTCTTCATAAGCAGATTGTTCAGCCTTCTTTTGTTCCAACCACATTTCATATTCGTGGTCGAACATAATGTCGAATTCTTCATTCGTTAAGTAATCATCCAATAGTCTTTTAATTTGTCCCATAATTTATTCTTTTTATTAGATTAAGTATAGGGTATAGGAGGGTAAAGGTCAATAGATCATACAAAAAAAAGACCGAAAGTGGGTAAACAATCGGTCCTCGTATAAATAAGAAGTTAGTGAGTGGAAAAAAGAATAATGACAAGGTGTAAAAATAAACAACAACTCACTAACAATTACAAATATAATCGTTGTGAATTACAACTCAAGCCCTACAAAAATAATTTAAAAATTAACTGGTTCCTCAATGATGTCATCATCATCTTCTTCACTCAATACAATAGTTGTGTTTGGTGAAATAGATTTTGTTGCACATCTGGCATAAGCCTCTTGGTATGTAAAACCTTTTGACTTTTCTTTTGCAATACACATACCCAACGCAGAATCTTCGGGTACATCTCCGAACTCTTCCAATCTTGACCAGTATTTGTAATAGGCATTGAATGAATTCAAACAAAATCCCAACCTTTCTTTCATGTTTGGAAATTGATTTTTCATCTTTGAATTATTGGAACATCTTGTAATGAAAGACCCTCTTCCCTCTGACTTTCTTGGTTGTATTACAAATAGGTCTTCTTTGTCTGTTTTAGACATCTTCTCTGATGATTTGGAGTAACATATAGCAGCAGCCTGTTCCTGTCCGTATTCGTCTATAATTGAGGAAATACAACGACTTATAAAGTCTTGTTCTGGCTCACCTTTTTTTCTTGATGGGATCGGCATGTTATAAACTTGATTTTAATCTCTTATTCTCTTGATGTAATTCGTCAACCTTTTTCTCCAACTCTTGAATTTTAATATTCAATTCGTGGATCTCTTGCTTCAAATCGTCAATAATATTCTTATAAAGATTCACAGCAAGTTCAAGGTTTCTTAATACTTGATTGTCCGTCTCTGCTTGTTGTCTTTTTTTACCAACAAACCAAGCGGCAATTCCTGTTAAGGCATTTGAAACAAATAATAATAAAGTCTCGTTCATTTAACAACCATAAATACAAGCATATTCAGGTCCCGCATAGTATGTCATACCAGGGAAATTGAATCTGTTTATGTCAGCAGATCCTCCTGTGTCAGGAATATGTAGACCAGAAAAATATTGTTTTCCAAGATGTGGTCTAATACCATCATTACTTGTCCACTGCCAAACAAGTGGGTATAAATTTGAATTCCAAACAATCTGTTCAATAAGTCTTGCTTCGAAGAATTGTGATCTGTCATCAGCCTTCTTCTGCATATATTCCATCTCTTTAATTGTTACAGTATTTTCTGCACCTGTAACAATACCATTATTTTTAATTCTCATAAAAATTGATGGTAATGCTTCTGCGTAGGCTGCCCAAATTAACATTGGAGCGGCATAAAAATTTAAGAAATTTTCGTTGACTGTTGAAAGAGTCGATCCTGAAACTTGATTTAATAACTCAACATAGAATCGCGACCCTATAATATATTCTAACTTGCTTTGTTGTACCATTTGAATAAACGGTAAAAGGACAGCACTGGTTACATTCTGATCGATGTCAGTAAAGTTTTTCAGTTTGTTCTCACTGATTAAACAAATATTTTGGGGGACTATAAATTGACTCATTATTGTTGTTGGATTGTTTCATCTTTTATTTCATCAACTGAAACATCTCTTGTTTCATTGATGTCTTCAACTTTGATCGGGGCTTGATCTGCGATTGTAACCATATGGAATTGATCAACAATTATTTCTGCTGGTTTACGATCTCTTATTAATAAAATCTTGTCGAACACATTAAGGATCTCACGCTGTAAAGGCTTAATAACCAAATTATGGAAGTGATCTTGTGCTTCGAGGTGATCAGGAGTTCCAAGACCACCAGGAGTTATAATACCCAATAGTTCAGGTGAACTAATTTGATGTGATGTAAGGATCGCTTGTTGGATCATGTCGTTTAATTCCATCCACATCCTGTCAGATGAGTTGGATGCGATTGGTGTAATTTCTGGCGCCATGTCTCTTGAATCAGAGAATGTTAAAAATAATTTACCGGCTTGATTTGATCCACCATATTTCGCCATCATGTTTTTATAAATCTCTTCTCTCTGTTCAGGAGCGGGAACTCCCATTAACGAAACAAAAAGTGATGGACTTAATCCATTGATGATGTTGTTATAATGCCAGTTGAATACTTCAACCTGTGTGGCGATTGCTGTTGCAGATCCCCAATAAGTTGGGGTTGGGTAATAGTTATTTCCACAAGAGTGAGTTGTGTAATAAAATATTTGAGAAGGCTCTTCTGTATTTGCATTGAATGCTGGTATTCTTCTTGGAACAAACTTTTTAGGGAATGCCCAATCTGCTGAATAATAGAAGTCTTCGATCCTGTCATTCATGTCAGTTTTACCTGCTCTTAATTTGGAAAAGTCTATGTAATAAATTTCAAACCCTTGTTCACGATCTCTTCTCCAAACAATGTTAAGAGCGAATCCACCATATAAAATGAAATCGAGTGATGCTTTTGCATATACTTCATATAAAGTGTCACCCAAAGAATTGACCATCATTAAACGATCATCATCACCTGATGCAAGTTTAATTCCTTCACCTCTTACTCCAAACCATTTTGAAGTAATTGCGGCTCTATGTGTTGGCGATGTGTTGTATAAACGAATTAATTCTTGTGGAGCCAAATTAGCAACCCCGTACCACACATATGGAGTTCTTGTATTTACGATTAGATTCTCCTCAATGATCGGAACTCTGGCAACTGCACCAAAATTAAAAACCTTCATAAGGTCATCACCATCATATTTTATTTCTTCACTCATAATATTAAATATAGTTTTTTAACACAATAATCATAGACTTATAAAGCGTAAGTAATTTTCATTATTCCACTACCTCCGTTTCCACCAACTCCCGCTGTTCCAACTGCTCCACCTCCACCATTTCCTGTGTTTGCAGATCCATTTGCTCCATTACCAACTCCACCTGAACATCCATAACTACCACCACCAATAGAATAACCTGGTTGATTATTTGATGATCCACCCTGTCCTCCTGCGGCACCACTCTGTCCATTATTACCTTGACCTGCCGTTCCTAACCCTCCATTTCCTGAAACTCCACAAGAGTTTCTTGAATTACCTCCACCACCGTTTCCACCATCAGAACCATTTTGTGCTGTGTTGTTTGAAAAACCTGCCGCTCCACCTCCACCACCAATTGCAGTGAATGTTAAGAATGTTGAATTTGAACCATTAGATCCTGCTACACCAGTTCCACTTCCTCCATTACCACCATTACCAATTGTAACAGTTCCACCAGTTGTGATTGTAAATGCTGTGAAGATTTGACCTCCGCCACCTCCACCACCACCGGCTCCACCTGAATTACCACCACCGCCACCACCACCGGCACCGGCTACTAATAATAATTCAACTGATCCACCTTGAATAACTGTTAAAGTTCCTCCTGATGTAAATGTATGTGTTCTGAATCCACCGGCATCGGTCACAGTACCACCACTTAAAATAACTTTTGGTTGAGTAGGGCTCGGAGTATTTGTTTGTGTGATCGTTTGCGTTGGAGTCATCGTGTTAGTTGGAGTAACACTCGGAGTTGGAGTTACTGTTTGTGATGCAGTTTGAGTTGGAGTTGCGGTTTGTGTTGCACTCACACTTGGAGTTGGAGTTGCAGTTTGACTTGCAGTAATACTTGGCGTTGGAGTATTCGTCTGACTTGCAGTAATACTTGGAGTTGGGGTTGAAGTCCTCGTTGGAGTCATCGTGTTAGTTGGAGTAACACTTGGAGTGGGGGTAGGCGTAACTAACCATTGAGAATATAACCACTTATTTTCAAGTTGTGTTCTAACAACATCAATAGCAACTTGATTAAGAACACGATCAAATACCAATATTTCCATAACCTCTGAAAGAGCCAAGAATTGTGATGTGGATCCCGATGGACCACCGACAGCAATTGATGTTATTGTGGTTGATGTTGTTCCTGTTTGCTTGGTTGTTAATGTAACACCGTTTAACTGAACTTGTGAATTACCATTCGTTGTACCAGTTACAACACCCAAGAATAATCCTGATGATCTCGAAATCGTGTCACCTGAATTTTGTTCTAAATTTACAGACCAGTTGTCAGGAACAGCACCAACATAAACTCTGTCAGTTCCACCTCCCTGATTTTGTGAATATAAATAATAATTTGAATCGAAAACTGGCGAAGAAGTTGGACCATCCATTGAGAATGCAAACCCTTCGGATTCATCTCTACTAATACCAGCAACAAACATATATGTATAACCTGTGTCAGAGAATGAAATACCTGAAACAGACATAAATGTACCACCTGTTGAATTGATTCCATTGAACGAAACGCAATTGATTCCTGTCACTTGTGGGTTCAATGTAGATGCAGTATAAACAGGTTGATTAACAGAATTTGATTGTATTAAATTATAACCATAAGGTCCTTTGTCGTTCCATTGAGAAACTTTGTTGTTGACATCTTTTGTTATTGTTGATGTGTCTGATGCATCAATCCAAAATCTCAATCCCAAATATGGCGGAGTAACACTCGGAGTAGGTGTCATCGTCATTGTCTGACTCGCAGTAATACTCGGAGTTGGAGTCATCGTGTTAGTCGGAGTTGCTGTCGAAGTGCTTGTTTGCGTTGGAGTGGCAGTAGGAGTGCTCGAAACAGTCAAAGTTAATGTTGTTGTTGTGGTCGGAGTGGCAGTTTGCGTTGGAGTTGCAGTTTGTGTGTTAGTAGGGGTGTTACTCGGAGTTTGAGTCGGAGTGCTTGTAGATGTTTTAGTTGGAGTTGCAGTTTGGGTTGGTGTGTTTGTATTAGTTGGCGTGACAGTTTGACTCGCAGTAATACTTGGAGTTGGAGTCATCGTGTTAGTTGGAGTTGCAGTTTGAGTTGGAGTGCTTGTAGATGTTTTGGTTGGTGTTGCGGTCTGCGTTGGAGTTTTTGTTTGAGTGTTAGTTGGAGTCACCGTAGCAGTATTACTCGGAGTTTGCGTTGGAGTGCTCGTATTAGTTGGAGTTATAGTGGGGGTGGGAGTAACTGATGCTGTAACACTCGGAGTTGGTGAAGGCGGATTTAATTCACCAGGTGCAAAGATTATATTTGAGTTGTCCTCATCAGGAGAAATATACTCAATGTAATAATCATTTGTTGTATTGGCAGACATTGCGATTAATAACGCAAGACCTGACTCAACTTTATTATAAGCGAGAGCAGGATTTAAGTTTGTTGATCCTGAAAACTGTTCATAGATTCCATAAATGTATTGTCCCTCATATGGGAATGCAATTTCACCAATACCTTGACCTTCAATAAATTCAAATTCATCATAACGAACTTGATGTGTTGAAATGTTAGGTAGAATAAAAGTAACTCTTTCCTTACTCATTTTATGAGTGAAAGAAAATAACCATTCAGGATTCGCAAGTTCTGCGTTCTGTGAAACGGTTGTTATTATTTTATTTAATTGATTTGTTTTAAGTAGAATCATGTGCGTAAAAATAATCACAAGGGAAAGTTAATCCCCTTGTGATGTATATTATTTTTTATTACTGAACAGTAATACCAGCCGCAGCCGCAGAAAGAGATGGTGAAACCTCATTCATTGGATTTGGTTCAAGGTATTGTAAAGTTATGTTATAACCTTGCTGATCTCCAAGAGCCTTACCAGTAACAGAACTACCAGCACTTACATACATACCGTATGTTTGTCCCAAGTAGAAGTATTGTCCTATATTGTCTTCCATAACCACAGAAAGTTTCGGTGATTGTGCCAAAGTTTTAAGGATGTTTCTCTTGTCTTGATCAAGTTTGTTGAAGTAAAGAACTAACTCACCTGTATAGAATACTGTTCCGTTTTCTAATGAAGCGTTTACAGTCTCTGTAAATTGAGATGAAGTTCTAATCAATTCAAACTTGTAGTAAGTACCAGTACCTGAAATTTGAGTAATGGTGTCACCAGTTGATTGTGTTAAAGAAGTAATGTTGTCGAAGTCAGTCATCCAAACTGTTTGAACGCCACCAACTACATCTCTACATCCTAACGCAATTCCTGAATTTAAATTACAAGCCATTTTATATTAATTTATTAGATTAGTTTATTTTATTTTATTAAAGTGAGAGGTATATTTCAACCTCTCACAATTAATTATGACAATCCGTTTGTAACAAAGAATTGTGGGAATGCGATTGCAGTTCCTAATTTCCAATTCACAGCCATTCTTACCTCTTGGACAGAGTTTTTGTTTTTAACTACTGAGGTTGTTTACCCTCAATTTCACCACTTTCCTTTTTAACTTATATGTGGTGTTCAGACTATATCATCACCTTGCGGTGTCGGATGCTCGTGTCGGTTTCATTGGTGTTCTACCTGTGTACCGTTAGTCGTTGAACCTTCCTGATGTCCCCATCAGGCTCGGCTGCTGATTGTCTTGTTAAAGAGTTTCCAGCAATTCTTCCGATTTTACAAGACCTCCAAGTTGTAATTTCTTGATTGTTAAGTCTTGTGACCACCACATTCTGTAAGAATCTTCGTCAGACATTAAGTCTGTTCCTACTAAGAAATATTGTTGTGCTGATCCTGCGATTAAGTTTGATCCGTTAAGACCAGGAACACCAACAACTTTGATGTTTGTTTGTGGATGGAATACTTCATAAACTTGACCTAATGTTGGTTCACTGAAATGGAAGTTGTTCACATTTCTGATTGCAACTAAATAACATTTGAATTGAGCCTGACTCATAAAGATTACAAGATCTTCTCTACCATAAATGTTTCTGTCGAAAGCATTGATGATGTTGTCAACTTGTGCAAGAACATTGTATGCTTGTTGAACTGTTGAAGAACCTGTTACAGAACATAATGCTGTTTGACCAGTTAATTTAACAACACCTGATGTGTTTGCAAGTAATTCTTTGAAACCAGAGAATGATGAAGTTGCACTTGATGCACCCCATAACAAATCTTCGTTATAACGCTTGATTTGTTTTGTTTGTAAGTCAACAATCGCTTGTTCGAAAGGAACATTCTCATTGTATGAACCAGCATTTAAATACTGACCAAGCCACAGCGAGTTGAGTTCTTGCAGACATAATGATTGGTTTACTTTTAACGCTTGAACTGTTAATGGAGCAACTGTAAATGTTACATCACCAGCGTCTGACCATCCACAAGTTGTACCTGTTTGAACAGAAAGAGTTTCAGAAAGTAAATTCACATTCATTGTCCCCTTAATTCCCGGAACAACATTACAATACTTCATTGTTTGTGGAGTAAGAACTGCTTCTGAAATGATGTCAGAATTCAATTGATCCACATAAGCACTCAACCCACCTAAATCGTAGTTGAAAGCCATTTTTGAAAGATTTTTTTTCATCTTATTTTTATTTTTTTTTAGTTTTATTTTTGAGACATAGCCTCTCTTAATCTTCTGAATTGATCTAAACGATCCACATCAGAAAAATTTTGTGTTATGGTTTTTTGGTTATAAACCTTTTCACCTGCTGGTTCCTTTGAGAATTTCTTAAATGATCCATCAAGTTCAGTTTGTTTTTGTGCGATTGCATCGATTTTGTTTTCAAGTTTCTTTAATGCTTGAGAAAAGATTTCAGCGATTTCAACAGCGGTCATCATCTCTTCTTCATCTTCTGTTTCTTCAACATTAGATCTTTCAGTGATTTTGCCATCTTTGACAATTACTCTAATCTTAACTTCATTACCTTCTGAATCTTTTAACTCAATTTGGTGCTCTCCGTCTGGTGCTGGTGTCTTCTCTCCGTCTTTAACAACATCGATTGTTTCACCCACATCAAAAGTTGGGGATTCCAAAATTGCTCCATCGTATGATTTCGCTTCAACGAATTTTCCTGCTGCTTTGTCCGCATCTGATTTTGATTGAACACCCATAATTTCTCCACCTACAATAGAAATAACTTTTCCATTTTCAGTTTCGTAACTACCATCAGCAAGTGCTGAAAGGGTTCCGTCATAACCGACTTCCTTAGCCATCGTTCCCACTGCTGGTTCTTCTGTGCTAATTCTAATCATCTTGCCGTCTTTCAATTTAACATCAGCGAATTTTTCAGACATTGTTTCGTCTTTGATGTCCGCTTCCTTCTTTTTGTCTTCGATTTTTTCGTCTTCGGTTTTTTCCATCTCCATGTCGCCCATTTTGATTTTTGCAACCTTGCCGTCTTCATCAACTTCAATTTCAGAACCGTCATCGAGTTTGTGTGTTCCCTGCGGTGCAGGAATCATACCTTCCTCCGTAGACACATAAATTGGTGCTCCGACTTCCAAATCACCATCAATTTTTACAGGGATCCCTTGTTCAGTTTTCGCCTCATAAAATGATTGTGGAGTAAGACCCAACACTTTCATTATTTTGCCTATTGCTTGTTTACTATTCATCTGTGATTGATTTTAGTATATTTTTTATTTTGTTTATGGTTTTGTCTTCCTTTGAGAAAACAGATTTCTCTGCGAATAACCCTTCAACTGAATAACCAGTTAAGTTATTTTCTTTGATTGATTTCCAAACCTTTGGATCTTCAACCTTCATCTGAACAAACCATGTACCTGCTGGTAATTCAAAACCATATAGGTTTGATTTGTCTTTGATTGGATCTTCTGAAATCCAAGATTCAGTTATGTATACTTTGTCAGAACCTAATTTAATTCCATCATGTTCAATGTTGGTTTCATCAGTTCTTTTTTGTCTTAAAAATTTGTCAGCAAGTTTTCTAATTGATTGCTTTGAGAAAAATACATAATATAAATTTCCCAATTCATCATAACGACTAATCATTTTGTTTGGAACCATTGCAGCACCCACAACAATTCTTTTGTCTTCATTAGCCACAGCGAATGTCATCTTCTCTCTTTCAAGTTGTTTCAACTTTCTCTCTGCCCATGCGAGACCGGCTTCACCTCCCCATGAATCATACATTAACTTTCCACAACCATCTTCATAACTCTTTGAAGAAGTTAAATCAGATTTGTGTCTGCTTAAATATGAATACATGCGTTTTAATGTGTCAACAGAAATATTCTCACCCTTTGCGAGTTGAGATGCTCTTGTTTTCCCTACTTGTGTGCCACAAGATCCCCAACCATTCTTTTCAGCGTAATCAACAGCCTTCTTGGCTGCGTTCTTAACACCTTCGGGGTAATCAGAAATAACATCTGCGAAATCATCTTCTGTCATTTTGATTGGAACACAATTTGGAACTTCTCTACCATCAAGTATTTTTGTTCCGATCGGCTCATAACCTTCCCAACATGCATCTTCCAATGAACCTTCCGCAAATAAATTCGGTCCTGTTCTTGGCATTCCTGGCTTCCATTGTTTTGATGGATTAGGTGAATTGATTGTTGTGTCAGTTCTTGTGTCAGGTTGTAATGATGATGGTTGTGATTCAGGACCTCTTTCAACCCCTTTGGTTGATGATCCTGAATTTCTGATCTTACCTGTTGGAGCGTACCATAACTTAACCCATGTGTGTCGGCAGTTAAATGATCCTCTCCATAAAAATATATTGTAAAAACCGAATTGTTCGTTTGCAACAGAGTCAGTTAAGTTGTCGATGTCCTCTTGTCTGTATACTCTATTCTTGGAAAGCATGTCAGCACAGAACTGTCTGTTCTTGTCATCTCTCGGTCCAACATACTTGAATCTGATTCTATATTGATCGTTGTCCAAAAATGATGGTGCATTAGGATCGGAGAATCTCTCCATTGACATTTTCCTGACCATTGCAGGAGTTATTTTCTCAACCTTGAACACTTCCCACCCTTCGTTAATTAAGTCCGAATATGGTTCTCCTAATTCGTCTAATTTGGGGTTGTGATTACAGAAGTCATCTTCTTTATAAATGTATTCAGGTTCCAACTTTTCAGTTGAATCTTCTGCGTTAAATGCAATCCACGATTCTTCATGTGCGGGACGAGAAACAAGAGAGATGGCTTCAATACCACTCTCATCAAATTCATCGTCAATGAAAAGTTCTACAATGCGAGTCATTATTGTTAAATATTAATAAGTTATTGTTTTACCACTTTTAGATCAGAGAACGAGATTTGATTACTCTGTCAAATTGTTGTTGATTGGAAATGTCTGCTGCGGTTACATAAGTTCTGATCGGTTGTGATGCGAATGCACTTTCAACTGCTTCAGCAATTCTTTCTGTATTGTCAGGTTCTTTTCTCATCTTTCCATTAACTAATCCACCCACTGCGAATTGTGGCATCCCCGCAGTTGCATTGATGGCTGAAAGTAATGGTCTAAATATTTGTGTTGATCTTGCATTAACAACAAACTCACCATCACTTAATAATGCTGGTATTGAATCTGATGTTGATGTTCCTGGTCCTCTAACCAATCCACCCGCTGCTTTTCTTTGTGGTGTTGCATTTACTGCAATTGGAGATGGGGGAACCGTTGTATTACCTGGTGTTGTTGGAACAGATCCACTCGCACCACCTGGTCCGCCAGGGACCTGAACCGCAACAATTTTCTTCACTGTCGCAATACCTGTGGCAACTGCGGCTGCCGCTGCAATCGCTCCTAATGCAGGACCAATAACAGGAATTCCTGAAAGAGATTTATAAGCAGCCACGGCTGATTGGTATGTGTCGATCGTTGCCTTGGCGATTGCGAATGCTTTACCTGCAACAGTGTCTTTACCAACAATACTTGACAAGTTTCCTAATGCATCACCAATGAGAGCAGTTTTTTCTTGTGAAGATCTTACTTCTAATCTGTCAAGTTCTCTTTTTGCTTTGGAGTTTGCTGCGGATCTCTTGTTAAACTCATCCTCACTGATTGCACCACTTTGTCTTAATTGTTTTAGTTTGTCTAACTGACTTGTTAATGCGGTTCTTTGTTCTTCATAATACGCATTGTCAAATCTTGCGAAGTCCCCATATTTCTCTTCAATCAAACCAGTCTCTGCTGTAAATTGATTGTCGATTATTGAAATGATCTGATCAGAATAAGTCTTTCTTAATTGAACTCTTTCTTGTTCTGAAAGATCGGTACTACTTGTAAGTTCTGTCTGTAATGCTTGGTACGCTGCAAGGGTCTTGTCATAATCACCTTTTGCATCATCAAGATCTTTTTGTAATCTGTCTTGTTTTTCTTTCTTTCTTTTCTCATCATCCGCTTTAATTGCGTCGTCAAGTTGTTTCGCATACTTGGCTCTGATGACTTCTTTCTGTGCTTCACTCAATTCAACATTGGCAAGTTCTTCTGCCATACGAGAATCCAATAGAGCCTTTAATTCAGTTCTTCTTGTATTCTCTTTGTCTATTTCGAGTTGAATCTGTGCATCAAGATCTGCCTCTCTCTTCTTCTTTTGTTTTTCTGAATCAGCAGTTAAGGCTTCCTCCAATTTCTTTGCATACTCTTGTCTGATGACTTCTTTCTGTGCTTCGGTAAGTTCTGCATTACTTAATTCAGCATTCATTCTCTGATCTAAAAGTTTCTTCAATGTTTCCCTTGAAGTGTTCTCTTTGTCAGTTTCTAATTTGATCTTTGCATCAAGATCGGCTTTTAATTTCTCTAATTGTTTTTGTCTTAACTCCTCTGCTTTCTTGGCAGCATCTTCGTTGTTCTTTTGTCTTGTTGCCTGATTGTCTTTCTCAATCTTTGTTTGTTCTTTCGTACCAGCAGCAAATCTTGCGTATGCCTGATCACCGGCTTTTACTGCATTACCAATTGAACCAGCAACTTGTGAGACACCTTCTGTTATTGAATCCCAATCAAATGTAAAAATACCTTTAAGAGTTTTTCCGACTCCCACCCCCACATCTTTGATGAGAGTAAACAAACCAAATAAAACAGAATAGAATATTCCAATACCTTTTGTAAGTGGAGGCAATACAGCCATAACCATCTCGATGAAGATGTCCAATAATGGCTCCATCGCTCTGAATATTCCACCCAATATTTTTTGTAGACCAATGAATAACGGTTCAAGTTTTTTCATTGCCGTTTCATTCTGACTGAATGCAGCGACAAGTCCACCAAGAGCAGCAACGATCAATCCAATACCTGTTGCCTTTAATGCAGTTCCAAATGATTTGGTTGCAACTTCAATAGAACGAAGTCCTTTGAATACAGCACCCAATGGACCTGGTGCCTCTTCCAAAGAATCAATTAGTCCCTTCGAACCAAATTTTGCTTCCTCCAAAGAATCTTCAACATCCTTGATTTGTTTAGAAATGTTTTTGAACTCTTCTGATCCCGCAGCAGTTTCTCTTAATTGTTTTTTTAGTTCTCTTAATGCTTGTAAACTCGGTTCGAGTTCCAAATTAATGTCAACATCAACTTCTACTTTCTTCTTTGCCATTTTGGTCTATTAGGTCAAGAAACTCAAACAAATGTTGATTGTCCACAATGAGTGGGAAATACATTTTGAGTTCTTCAATATTTAGGTTTAGTGTTTTTGGCTCGGATGGTGTTATTACATCATCCCCATTTTCAAATATAAATTTCATAGTTCGTCATTTTTTTACCCTAAAAAACATGTTGAATATGTGGTACAAGAACTTCCTTGAATCCAAGTATAAGGATCACAAGTAACTTCTAATCCACCCTGAACACAAATAGGTGTTTGGTATGCTCCACCTTGTTTTACACAAATACATGCGGTATAAGTTCCATCACCATTGTCTAAAACAGGTAGAGATTGAATTAATTCTGTTTCAACACTTGCAGTTCCACATAATGCATACCTAACATATAAATCATTTGGAACTGTTGTATATGTTAAACAATAACATAAACAATTTGCTTCACCTGATGGACTCGGAGTTTGTGTTTGCGTTGGTGTTACATTAAGTGTTGCGCTTGGACTCGGAGTTTGCGTTGGTGTTGAACCGATCGTCGCACTCGGCGTTGCTGTTTGTGTCATAGTTGGAGTGGGGCTCGGAGTCAATGGAATAACACCAGTAGGACATTCAAAAGTATTACAATTTCCACCGTATATTGTTGGTTCCGGCATTCCTGTATAATTGAATATTTGAGCAACACCCATAGTATATTGAATACATCTATACCTTGTTCCATTTGTAGTGAATACCTCATTAATCAAAGTTCCGAAACAGTTGTTATATTCTATTGAAGCAAATGATTCTTCACTGCTTCCTGTAACAGTAATCTCCATACAAACATTACTATTAGTACAAGCGGTAGGGGTGGGAGTCATCGTTGGAGTTCTTGTCATCGTTTGAGATGGAGTTTGCGTTGGTGTTGAACCAATGGTCGAACTCGGAGTTTGTGTTTGAGTTGAAGTTGGGGTGGCAGTTTGTGTTCGAGTTAAAGTTGGGGTGGCACTTGGAGTAATTATTGGTGGACAATTAACATAAGTTAATGTTGCTAAACCTGAATTTCTCGATGGACCTTCTGCTGGGTATACAAATCCATTATAAGTAAATCCTGTATTGAATACGGCATCAATACCCAAAGAACCTGATCCTTCTCCACAATCATTTCTTGCACCAGCCGTTAAACTATATGTAACATATGCCCCACCACCTGCGTTATTAGGGTAATAAATAACAGAGTGTCCCGTTGTTTCACCTGTGAAAAATGCGTATGAATTACCACTGAACGGTGAACATTCAATATAGAAGAATTCAGGTGTCCCTCCCGTTGCAATATATGCTGGTGATTGAGGAGAATATTTATAATATTGTGTAAGACCTGATGATGCTCCTGTAAATTGAATATAAATCCTTTGACATACTGGCGGAGTTGGGCTCGGAGTCATAGTTTGCGTCGGAGTTCTCGTGGTAGTAACTGATGGAGTTAAACTTATGGTTGGAGTATTCGATGGAGTGACACTTGGTGTTGGACACATTCCTCCAATACTAAAATAATCACATAGAATTATTGGTCGATCTATGTCCATACAAATTGAATCACCATAGTTTAAATAAAAGAAACCTGAAACCCCTTGGCATGTTGTTCCTGAAAGTTCTTTTGAACCTGAAAATTCATCATTATTTGTGTAGACAATACAATTCATAATCTAAATAATTTTATATGGTACAAACGAAATTACAATTCTTGCTTGCTCCAACTGTTGTTAATATTAATCCTGGTCCTGATGGCGCTGAACCTGTAATTTGGTAAACATAACCACTTGGGTATAATTCAGAATAGAAAGTTCCAACATTTACAGATGATCCTGTCGGGAATGCTACAACAACATTAGAAGCAACATAAGAACAACCAGGGTAATTACATGTATACTCATCAGCATAATACAAATCGAAACTCGTTGGAGTAGAACTCGGGGTTGGTGTTGAAGTCGGTGTAGCCAATATTGTTGTTGAGGTGGGGGTTGGAGACAAACCAGGAGTGGGAGTTTGCGTCGGAGTTCTCGTGGGAGTTGGAGTGACACAACTGTCAGCACATAATTGTCCCCTAACAATTGGACCATCACCACTTACTGTTCCTTCATTAGCACCAATACAAGGAATTGTATAGAACTCACCTTGACTAACAAATGCATCTGAAACAACTCCATCACAATCTCTCCATACTAATAGACCTGAACTATTTGCTGGTCCAAATGTATATTCATAACATTTAATACAAGAACAAGCCGCACATGTAGCGTGACTACTAACCTCTGTGTAATCTGTTTCAATTGTAAAGTATGGTGTGATTCCTGAAACACAATATTCTGTAAATGAGATCGGACTATAAACTTTATGAACTAATCCTAATGTTTCAAGAGATGAGTTTGTTGAGTTAAAATATATTTCTGTTGAAGTGTTACAAACAACTCCTCTATAAACGAAATACCTGTCATCACCTGGCTCTTCTTGTATAAGATCCATTGATGTTCTTGCACTACATCCACAATCACTGAAAACATTTACAAGATTGTTTGTATAAGCAGATCCAATGAAGTATTGATTGTAAGTATAACCTGAATTATAACCTCCAATCTGAACATTGTAACAACCCAATGAATTATTGTCTGTGTCATAAAGACTTACATAATTATTTGCGTAAGCGTAAAGATGGTAGTTAAGATCTGAATTGGAATGTAGTTCTGCACCACCAGCACAAGGTATTAGATCATAGTAGAGAACTCTATGACCAGGGTATTCCTTTGTTAATTTAATTAATTCAACATCACATATACTTGGTTCTGTAATGTTATAGTTAGTGATCTTATTGATTCTAAAATAAGTATTGTTGATTAGAATTTTTTCGTTCCATCTCAATTGTTGAATCTCTTGTGGGTATAAATAAATCTTACATGCGTAGATCTTATTTTCTGCACTGATTAAATCATCAACATAAGGTTTGTAATAGATGTCATATAGATCTTCTGATTGGAATACAAATTCTGATGGTGTAATGTCAGTTCTGTCTTCCCCTCTAAAATTACAATAGTGGGAGAATCCTGTATAGGCAAATGGGTATGTTGTAAATCTGTTTAGATTGTTAAATCTGTCTTGTTGTAGTCCATCCATATACCAGTATTGGAATGGTGATCCAAAGAATGTTCCACCACAAGTTGTACCTGTTGATGTAACAGAAAATACAGGGTATGGAAATAATACATAAGGTGCTCTCAATGATGTTGGATCTCCACAACTATTCACTGTATTAGATCCTACTGATGCATTAAAGTTTTGTTGTATTCCATCACAATCGTCATAATAAAATGTTGCAGCAGTATTGGTTGTAAATGTCCAACCTGAACTACAAATAGTTGTCCCTGTTTCTCCACTTATTCCAAGAAATCCGTAGTTGTCAACTGGTAATGTTGGTCCTCTGAATATTAATTTGGGTAATACCTTGAAGGGAACGAATGTTTGTTCTGATTGACCATCCTTGTCGACTGTTTTAAGTTTCGACATGGATCCCAATGTTAATAAGGGAACATATGCGTTCTGTATTGTTATGTCGATCGGTGATGAGAATTGGTAATCGAATTTTGTGATCGTGTCTTTATACTCCAAACCTAATTTGAATTTGTCTGTCCCAAATGTTCTGTTGGTTTGTGTTTTAAAGTCTTGGTTTGCATAATCCTGATCGGTACGGAATTCGTATTGTAATGTTCCGTTCAATAAAGATGTTGTTGGGTATATGGATTGTAGTTGAGAGAAATCAACTTTTGTTGTCCAATCTAATACAGGTCCCTTTCCAATATAATCAACGATCGGTTCAACAATCAATGATTTTGGTTTGTCGGGATTGGGAACAATAACAAGGTTAAAATACTTGTTGATCGATGTAATGAAATCAAGTTGAGAATAATCATTGTTAGGGAATTCAAGAGCATAATCAACTGTTGACCCCGATGGAATAATTCTTGGACCACTTAATATTTCCGCACTAAAATTTGTTATATTAACATACTCACCTGCAAAAATAAATGACACATTGGATTCCCCTGTGAATATAAAGGCTTGTGTTACATCAACGGTTGTTGTTCCTGAACAATAATTTGATGCTAATAATGGTACTGTTGAAACACCATCATCAAAATACAAATACAAATAAGGTGGAACTGTAAAGAAGTTGTCACAAGTATTTGTCGGAGTTACTGTGAATTGTAATCTCCATGTATAAGTTCCTTCGAACTCTGGTATTGTTCTTATGGTTGTTGAGTTTGCAGAAAATCCAAGTGAGTTACAAGTAACACCTGTTGAGGGGTTTGTGTATACACCAGTGAAGGTTGGTCCAATAAAATCATTTATGTATTTGTAACAAGGGATGATTGCGTTTCTTGGGTATATGGTTTCATCCAAATATTTCATTGGCATAAAGAAGTGTTCAAAATAACTTGTGTTGAAAAAGTCAGATTGAATTTCATAACCAGCATCACGACAAATTGCTTCGTATAATGCTTTAACCTGAATGGTTGGCTTAAAGTAATAGTTGTTTACAGGAGTGTTTACATTGTCAAAAAATCCTGGTTGTGGATTATAACTTATTGTTCCACCTGAATTGACTGTTGGTGTGAATTGAACCAGTGGTGAGACTGCTGCGTTTACTGTTGTCCCTGTTAAATACTCATAACCAATATTGTATAATCCCCATAATGTTGATCCTGATTGGTAAGAATAATTTGTTGATCCTGTTAGGTTAAACAAGTTGGGATCGATCTGTGATTCAAGTATAACATTCTGTGTGAATGGATGTGTTAAACCAGAAAGATCTGTGTTGAATAAAAACTTGTCACCAATGTTTGCTGCAAGGTCCCCAATTTGATTATAAAATGTTGTTTGGTATATGATCTCATCATTAGCAATAGACACCCCATTTAGTCTTATATGACCTTGTAATATTTCATAACCATCCCAAAGTAATACTGCATCGAATTTATTGTTCGGATCGAAGTCTAATGGTATTGAGTTTAGATCATAGAAGAAGTTGAATATTTCATTGTTTCTCTGTGAACCAGGAACAGAGAATGCTTTCGAGAATGCTGAATTCTTTTTTGTGATGTCTTGTAGTTCTGCGAATGACAGAGACAACAATACAGGTTCATCTTTGTAGAGATCAAGGAATTTATAAACACCAGAAACTTCTGTTCTAATCTGTAACGCCATTATTAAATTGGTAATTCAAATCTTCTGTAAGGAGTTTGTTTAAGTTCAATTGTATATTGGAATATACGCTCATACTTTTGTTCAAACACTTTTACTTCTTTATTTTGTACGACACATGGAATCAAATATGGATGAATAATTTGTTGGTTGTCTATTGGAGTCCAGTTGTCACCTATGATGTAAACATAAGGGGACAATAATAACTCTTCAATAACAACTGCATCATTTTGATTAACAAAGTTTGAATCAACTGTAACAAGTTCATCTGCTTGACCGTAGAATACTGTCTCCAATGAATCATATGATTGTCTATTCCAAACCTTTGTGTTTAATGTTTTATATTGTGAATATACTTTTCTTGTTGGTGCATATTTCTTTACATTCTTTTTTGTGAATGTATATGTGTCCCATACTCCATAACGATTTAGGAACATGAAATTAATTGGATCGTTGAAACATTCTTCCCCAACCATTTTATACTGAACGATTTCTGAAACACCAGAAAAGTAATTGTAATCACAAGATCCTGAACTTAAATAAACTGCAACATCAGATTGAGTATATGCATTTGGATTTTGTTTCCATACCGCATAAGCAATTCTTTGTCCCAAATATGAATAAGAACTAAATGGATTATTTGTATAACCTATGTCTGATGAAGATGAAACCTCATAGTTCATTTGGTTATTGTTATTTAATTTTTTTAAGAATGAAACTGATCCAATAACAGATGAGTTATTATAAAGTGGATTGTTTCCATAAATGAATGGAAGTAATATTGGACACTTATAATAGTGAGTTCTATAACGAGTTTGAAATACAGATCCGCCAGAGATTGTCATTGGGATTGTTTCGTTTCCAAATGTTGCCATGAATTGACCCTTAACATTGTAAGGATTGAATCCCTGATCCATTGCGAAGTCAAATATTTTGTAGTTCCAATAGTTATATTTCCCTGACAAGTTTGACGGATCGTAGTAATAGTCAAAGTTTGGATTGTTGTCAGCATAACCATACCTCTTGTTGTCCTGAACACCAGGCCAAATCATAATACCATAAGGTTGTGTTGATGCTGAATATGGGGAAATAACTCCTGTTATTTCATTGTATGATGTGTATGCTGTAAAGTCTGTTGGTATGATTACCTGTGTTGTCCCACCAGAAGTGAATTGGACCCCGAAAATCAGTCTATATTCGTTGACATGGTATATGTTCTCAAATCCATCATAACCCCCGTTAAACCCGTTAGAAAAGGTAATATACGATGGTCTGTCAGAAGTGATTGTTGATTGTGATGTTAAACCTGTTGTTGAAACTGTTGATGAGGTATACGCATTAACCAAATACGGATTGTTTGTTGCCCCACTTGTTGATCCTGTATAGACCATTGTCATGTTTCTTGGGTTGGGCATTGTGAAGTTTCTAATAACAGTTTCCACATTGAATATGCAATTACCAAATTCATTGGATGGGATTAATAGTCTTCCGAACTTTCCTGAATCTTGGCTTGTACCTTTTGTGTTGTTTGGTCCCAAATCATTTCTGTATGGGTTCTTAAAAACATCAACAACTAATCTGATGTCAGTATATGCCGAAAAGTCGTTAAGAGCAACATTCCATGTGTGATCGGAGTGTGACTCTGTAACTGCAAGTGGTTTCTGTAATATGGTTAAATCTAAACTCATTTTATAATTCTATTATTGATGGGAATTCTTTCGTAATAACTTTGTCCATAAAGTTTTCAACATCTTGACCAATCGCTTCATATAATGACTCGTATTCGTCTCTAAATTCTGCTGGAGGGTTTTCCAATAAGTCTTCAAATGAATCATATGCTTTGTCATAAATATTAGAAGGAGCGATGCCATACTTGTATATGTTGGTCTGTATTGCGAAAGCCAATGAAAGATTTGG